GCTGACTACGAAGAGCAATGGACGCTTGCCTCAGACTCAGATCGTAACAAAGCGTCATTGTACGTTTCTCCTGGGGGGTATTCGTTTTGAGTTCATACACTAGAGGTAAGTACGCTTTCGGTTACTGCGACATGACTGGGTTCAGGTATCCGCTCAAGGACTTAGTGCCTGAGATTGTTAATCAGCGACCTACAGGGTTTTTGGTAGGCAAGGATGTTGTTGATCCAGATCAGCCTCAGTTGCAGTTGGGCAAGGTGAGGGTTGATGATCCTAGAGCACTAAGAAACCCAAGACCGGACAGGGGGTTAGATGAGAGCCGAATACTGTCTTCGTTTAATCCAGTGGGGCAAGTTGGCTTAGATTGTTCGGGTCATGTGGGTATCGTTACAGTGGTGACAAGCTAATGGCGTGGACATTTACAACCCTAAAGACGGCGATACAAGATTATCTTGAGACAAACGAGACAACGCTTGTTACCAATCTTCCTACGATAATCACGCAAGCAGAGGAGCGGATTCTTAAATCTGTTCAGTTACCTAATTTTAGGAAGAACGTTACAGGTACTTTGACTCAGTCAAACTCGTACCTAGAAACGCCTAGTGATTTTTTGTCCCCTTACTCTTTGGCTGTGGACAATAGTGGTTACGAGTACCTGCTTTTTAAGGATGTAAATTTTATACGTCAAGCGTACCCAACCGCATCCAGCACGGGGATACCTAAGTATTACGCCATCTTTGATGACACCACCTTTATCATTGGGCCAACCCCAAATGGAAATTTAACGGTAGAGCTGCATTATTTTTACAGGCCTCAATCAATTACGGTTTCTTCTGATGGAACGAGTTGGCTGGGCGATAACGCAGAGAATGCGATTTTGTACGGAAGCCTTGTTGAGGCATACACTTTCTTGAAGGGTGAGCCTGATCTGATGCAGCTTTATCAAGCTAGATACGAATCAGCTTTGGCTGATCTTAGGGCTTTGGGCGAGGGTTACAGCACAACTGACAGCTATCGTTCTGGTGAAGTAAGGTCTGCTAGATGACGGCACTTGGTCATGTTGGCGATGTTGTTGTTGCCACAACGCAAAACAAAGGGCACGACCCTGATTTCTGGGCAGATTCTGCAACAAAGCGTATTGTTAGTGTGGGTGAAAACAGTCATCCGTTGCTTGCAGAGCAGGCGTTATCCTTCCAAGAAGACATACGAAAGGTTATTGGCTACTACATTAAAGAAGCGATCAAGAGTGATCGGGCGACTTTGGCCTCTGAGGTTGAATCTCAAGGGCAACCTGATTTGGCAAACATAATACGGAGACTCACATGAGTATCACATCTGCGCTATGCACATCGTTCAAGCAAGAGATTCTTGTTGGCACACACAACTTTACTGCTACTTCTGGCAATACTTTTAAGTTAGCGTTGTACACAAGCTCAGCAACCTTGAACGCAAGCACAACGGCGTACACAACGTCTAATGAGGTTTCTGGGACGGGTTATACCGCCGCCGGAGCAGCGCTAACTAGTGTTACTCCAACGACATCAGGGACAACGGCGTTTTGTGACTTTGCCGATCTTACGTTTAGTTCTAGCACAATTACTGCTAACGGCGCTTTGATTTACAACGACACCCAGTCAGACAAAGCTGTTTGTTCTTTAGCCTTTGGTGGTGATAAGACAAGCACTGCTGGAGATTTCACCATACAATTCCCAACTGCTGACGCCAGTAATGCGATCATTCGTATCGCTTAGCGATGGCAATTGTTAATGGTTGGGGCAGAGGTACTTGGGGCCAAGGTGCGTGGAATGAAGCGATACCTGTTGAGGTTACCGGCGTTGCTGGTACGGGCGCTGTTGGGTCTGTCACGGTCACGGCAGACGCAATTGTCTCTGTCACAGGTGTTTCTGGCACAGGGGCAGTCGGGTCAGTCTCGATCATCGAAGGGTCGGGTGTTACGGTCTCTGCTACAGGAGTTGCTGGAACGAGTGCGGTTGGCTCTGTCACAGTTGCCGCTGATGCAAATGTCAGCGTTACGGGAGTTTCTGGCACAAGCGCACTGGGCACAGTTGCGCTCAAATGTGATAACAATATCTCGGTCACTGGATTTCAAGCGACTGGGTCAGTCGGTTCGGTATCGATTACAGCCGGTGCCGTCGTTAGCGTTACTGGCGTTGCTGCTACTGGTGCAACTGGCTCAGCAAACGTTTGGAGCCTTGTCATACCTGGTCAAACAGCAAATTATTCGGTTGTATCAGACAGCCAAACGCCTAGCTACTCTGCTGTATCAACAAATCAAACAGCCAACTGGGAAGAGGTAGCATAATGAAACTAAGTCCCAAGACTAAAAGTCGGAGAAGATAAATGGCAACTTACGTTAACGATCTACGCCTAAAAGAGATATCTACTGGCGATGAGGCAGGTACTTGGGGCACCAGTACGAATACAAATTTAGAGTTAATTTCAGAGGCATTTAGTTTTGGCACCGAAGCTATTACGACTAATGCTGATACTCACACTACTACTATCGCTGACGGGTCTACTGATCCTGGCCGTAGTCTCTTCCTCAAATATACTGGCACTCTTGATTCAACTTGCACCATCACTATAGGGCCGAACACGGTCAGCAAGTTGTGGTTTATAGAGAACGCAACTAGCGGCTCGCAGAGCATCATTATCAGCCAAGGCTCTGGCGCGAATATCACCATAGCCAATGGTCAGACCAAAGCGATCTACAGCGACGGCGCTGGATCAGGTGCTGCGATGGTTGATGCTTTCCAAGACCTGTCTGTGCCTGATTTGTTCATTGACGATGACCTGACGTTTACTTCCGATAGCGCAGTGATCACCTTTGGCGCAGATGGCGATACGACGCTTACGCACACAGACGGATCTGGCCTAACGCTGAACAGCACCAACAAGATCATGTTCAACGATGCGAGCCAGTTCATACAAGGCTCAAGCGCGACGGTCTTGGCGCTGGGCGCTACAGATGAGATTGATCTGACTGCTACGGCAATGGATTTCAATGGCACCGTTACGATCTCAGGCGATACGACGCTAGAAGATGGCGCAGACCTCATCACCGCATCCGCAGGCACATCTAACGTTCGTGTAGGTGTCAACGCAGGTAACAGCATTACCTCTGGCGGCAACTACAACGTGGTTGTGGGCGATGAAGCGGGTACGGCCTTGACTACGGGGGATAACAACGTAGCCATTGGATATGCAGCTTTAGACCTAGAGGACACTGGCACAGACTCTGTTGCAATCGGGTATAACGCACTTACTGCACAAAACAATGATGCCGCAAATTATAACGTAGCGGTTGGTTCTAGCGCAGGTGCGGCAGTCACCACAGGAACTAACAACACTCTCATCGGTGCCCTTGCAGGTGATGCGATTACTTCTGCTGTAAGAAATGTAGCAGTCGGAAAGGGCGCATTAACCTCAGACACATTAGGGAATGCAAGTGTAGCTATTGGCGAAGAGGCGCTGTCAACCCAAAACCTTACTACAGCTACAAATGTTTACAACACAGCGGTTGGAATGAACGCAGGTAAGGCAGTCACCACGGGAGTTGAGAACACCCTCATTGGCGGTCTTGCAGGTGATGCACTGACCGATGCAGATTACAACGTAGCTTTAGGTTATCAGGCTTTAACTGGAGACACTTTAGGTTCAAGAAGTGTCGCTGTAGGTCGCAGGGCATTAGCCACACAAAACTTTACAACAGCTACTGCTACTTACAATACGGCTATGGGCTACGCTGCGGGTGAATCAGTCACCACGGGGCAATATAATACCCTGCTGGGCGGTGAAGCTGGTGATGCTTTGACGACAGGTAACTCAAACGTCGCCATAGGCTATTTTGCGCTTTCCGCAGAAGATGCTCATGGCCTTAATGTGGCTGTAGGTAGTAGAGCTTTAGCAAATCAAAACGCAGGCGCAAACGGTTACAACGTGGCGGTTGGCCCAGATGCAGGTCTATCAGTCACCACGGGAACTCAGAATACCCTTGTGGGTGGCCTTGCTGGGGATGCGCTAACAGTTAGCTACAACAATGTTGCTTTGGGATACCTTGCGTTATCGGCAGACACAAAAGGAAATAACAGCGTTGCGATTGGTAGGGGTGCTTTAGAAAATCAAAATTTCACTACTGCTACTGACAGTAACAATACGGCTGTTGGCAACAATGCCGGACAAGCAGTCACCACGGGAACTTCAAACACTCTCATCGGCGCTGGTGCTGGTGATGCTATTACGACAGGTGGCAACAACACGGCGCTCGGTCTGAGTGCTTTAACATCAAATACTGGGGCGTTTTCAAACATAGCTATTGGCATTAGAGCTTTACAGGCTTTCAATGTAACTACAGCCACCAGCACCTACAATGTCGCTATCGGTGAGGATGCAGGTAAAGCAATCACCGTAGGAATCCGCAATACCACTTTGGGCGGACAAGCAGGTG